AGAGGTAGCCCTTGGTCATCAACTGCTCACCCATGTGGGTAAGAGTCATGTTGGCACCGTCGATGAAGGTCTGAAGCTTCTCGGCATAGGCGGCAATGAACTCAGCATCAGCCTGAGAGTAAGCCTCGCGAAGTTCCTCGAAGCGCTTACGCTTGTCGTACATCGTGGGAGTGGTCTCGTGGAAGTGCTTCGTGGTGAAGTGAGCGATAGGAGCGGTGTAGAACTTACCGTTTCCGGCTTCCATCGGCAAGGAGTCGCCGAGAGGAGCACGCATGTCAGACATAACACCGTTCTCAATCTGGCGCATATAAGCGCGGACATCGGCATTGCCTTTGTTGTCGTGAACGGTAGTCACGGGGTCGATGGAGAAGTCCATCTGCCAACCCATGAAACGAGGCTTAATCATCGTGGGGTCGGCAAGGATCTGCATCAGCACATCACGACCTTCGGCTTTCCAGAAGCTCATAAAGGTCGAATCGTTGAAATCAGGAAATCTATGCATTGTTATACTCCTTTCTTAATTAAGCCTTGACATCCATTTCAGTCCAAGTATAGCTCGGAGCGTCACCAGAGGTGTCAATGGCAGTGCAGTGGAACACGCCACCGTCGGTTGAACTAACGTACACTGCGCCAACAGGGGCAGCGGTGGAAGTGGTCGGGTCTGAAGCGCCAGTGAGGAAGTACTCAGACTTCACTTCGGCGGCGGCTTCGACACCAGCGTTAACCTTCTTGCCGTTAAGAGCCCAGTTGATGTGGAACCAACCAGGAACATTGCAGAGGTTGAGGTCGAGGACGCACTGAGGCATCGGGTTCATCTTGTCAATCCACATCAAGCCGCCAAGAGCGGGAGTGTATTGATAGCGAGCCTTGTAGAAGTCGTCCATACCGGTGGTGACAACACCAGCGGCGTTGGCGACGTCGGCAATGTTTTCATCCCACACGAAGTCAGCATCGCAGTCAAAGACACCGTTGATGTTCTTGACAAGCATCTTCTTCGTGGCGGAAGTGCCTTCGGTGAAGTTTTCGGCTTCAACAAGGATAGCGCCCTTGGTGATGGTCATAGCTGCGGAAACGGTCAGTTGCCATACAGCAACAGTGGCTTCGCTGATGGTGGCGGTTGTGGCGACAACGGCAGTTACCTTAACGGCAGTGCCTTCGCCTCCGATGACATCGGGAGCGACCATCAACACATCACCGACGAACGGTTTGTGTTTGAACTCGTCGCGCTCGATATAGATGGTGGTGGAAGCGCTGACAGCGTCAGCAACCTTGAAGGTGCGCAGGATGTAGATTTCGGGGTCAAGGTTCTTGCTGGCACCGCTGGGGCGATATTCCAGAAGGTCACCTGCCCACATCTTGGCCTGACCCTTGGGAGGGTTCATAACCTTACCACCAATATGCGGGTAAACCAAGTCGTTGTGGTTGCCAACGAGGTTGACAAACACGTTCTTGTAACCACCCACATTACCCTTGGTCTGAATAAGGCTCAGACCACGGAAGTGTCCAATAGGATTAATGATGTTAGGCATTGTTTGTATTATTTTGATTGTTAGACATTAGCGGATTCGACGGGGCTTCCGCCCATCACGCTTTCACGTTGTTTCATAAGGGCTTTAGCCCGCTCCAAGGCATTCTTCGCATCAGCGTTATCGTCGACATCGTCGCCGGTTTTGCGAGGCGTGGTACTGTGTTGTCTTCTTGTCGAAACGGTCTTGTTGTAGAAAGCGACATAGTCTTTGGCTTTCGCCTCGACATCGGTTTCCTCGGTGACCGTAATCTCAGCAAGATACGAGTCAATCCATTCGTTATCCTTGATGCTTTCCGCCATCTTCGACTTCAAAGCGGCACGCTTGTTTTCAATGTTCGTCTCCTTCTCTTTCTCCTGGAACTTCTTCTCCATCGCGGTCAGTTTTTCCAAAATGGCTTTCATAGCCGGGTCATCTGACTTGATTTCGTCTGGTTTAGGTTCGGAAGGAGGAGTGTCCTTGCCTTCAAGCTTGCGCCTCAAGTCGTCGAGTTGCTGCTGCATCTCGGTAGTAGCGTTGTTCTTGAGATGTCTTGCCAAACCCAAAGCGGAAGACACGTTCTTCTCAACCAGGGCAACAAAGGCATCCAGTTCCATTTCACTTTCCTCACCAATCATCTCCATGCCGTTGCTTACAGCCTCGGTGATGGTTCTTTTAAGGTCAATACCTTTGGCCTTATCGGTGAATTTTGCGGTGATGCTTTCAACCGCCTGTTCTGATGTGAATTTTGCCATGTGTTTTAATTTTAAGTGAATACTTTTCGGCGACAAAAGTACTACATTTTCAATAACTTGCAAGACTCTATTAAAGTATTGCTTCAATAAAATACATTATTTTACTGAAAATCAGTGAATTATTTTTTTCAATTGATAGTGTTGATATAAGTTATAAGTACACACTTGAAGTAATACTTTAAGTAAAAATGCTTGATTTATAATAAAAAGGTGTATATTTGCGGCGTTAAAATCGAATATGGCAGAGACAGTTGTATATAAAGCACAACCAGGTTACCAGGAGTATGCCGTTAAGTCGAATGTGGACATCATGTTCGGAGGTGGCAACCTTGGGGCTGGGAAACTGCACCCTCTTGACACGAGGGTATTGACCCCTAACGGATGGGTTGAAATAGGTTCGCTTAAAGAGGGTGACTTCGTCAACACGCCGTTTGGAGTCCCGTCAAAAGTCTTGAGGATTTTTGAGCATGAATCAAAAGACATATATCGTCTTACAACAAGTGACAATAGAAGCGTTGAATGTGGGCTTGAGCATCTTTGGTCAATAAGAACAGAAAAGCAAATGTATAAATATCACAATGGAGGAGGATACGGAGATTATCTTACTACTTGTGACACTTCCGAACTTATCAAACGGCTAAAAGACGGAAAGAAATCATATATACCACTGCCGAAGGCTCAAGAGTTTTCAGAGAAGGAGTTTGTGATACCTCCGTACGTTCTCGGCGTGATGATTGGAGACGGGTGCCTTACAGATTCGACATGGGTCGGAGATACAGCGTTCTTTATCTCGAATACAGAGGAAGACGTAGTAAGTAAAATCGCTTCATTGACCGAGACTACAAGCATATACACGCAAAAAGGCAATTTTACTAAAAAATTCTATACGCCATTCGCTTCGAAATACAAAGCGTATTGCAAAAAAGTGGGGTTGAACACATACTCATACAATAAATTCATCCCAAAAGAGTATTTGTTCGGAAGCATAAGGCAAAGGAAAGAACTACTCTATGGCTTGTTTGACACAGATGGGCATGTTGCGCTAAACGGATGTTTTTCATATTCCACTACGAGTCACCAATTATGCGATGACATCGTTGAACTATGCAGAAGCCTCGGATACATCGCTACGGTTTCCTATGACAATAGAACAGACATGTATACAAACGGGAAGGCTTTCAAGGTATGTATTCAGACACCAGAGAAAATATTCTCAAGCGAAAAGCACAATCTAAGGTGGGGAAAGGCATACTTGAAGGCAAAAAGTTTCTTAAGGAGCAGAGACCACGTATATGTAACTTCAATAGAAAAAACTCGTGTATCAGACGCAAGGTGCATTTACATTGAAGACCCAATCCACCTTTATATTGTTGACGATTACATCGTAACACATAACACTTTCGGCGCAGCACTTTCTACAGCAGAATACGTATTAGACCCACAGTGGCGCGGTCTTGTTGTGAAAAATAATATCGACGACTTAAAGCGTGGCGGTGGTGTAATTGATACATTTGGCAGTGAATTGTATGGCGAGTGGGCATCGTTGCGTATGTCAGAAATGCCACGTCTTACATTTCCAAGTGGTGCGTTTATTGACTTTGCTCACCTTGCAGATCAAAGTGTAGATGCTATTCTAAGGCGTTTCAAGAGTAGTCAGTACGACTGGATTTACTTCGACGAGTTAACCGGGTTTACCTGGGATGCTTTCAAAACTCTTGTTACTCGTAATAGGGGAAAAGCAAAATACACAGGTAAAATCAGGGCTACAACAAACCCAGAAAGAGATTGTTGGATTAGAGATTTCATCGATTGGTATATTGGCCCGGACGGTCAGATAATACCAGAAAGAAATGGTGTTGTTAGATATTTCTTTATTATGGGTAATAACGCAAAAGATGTTGTTTGGGGAGACAGTAAAGAAGAGGTTTATGAACAATGTCGCGGCGCTATTGATGAAGCGAGGGGCAACGAACCGTGGGAGGATATGATTAAATCATTCACATTCTACCAGGGTAAGATGAGCGAAAATAAAGAAATGCTCAAAAACAACAAGGGATATATTGGAACCATTGCAATGATGGGAGGTGCTGAAAGAAAGAAACTTCTTGGTGGTAATTGGAACGTAAGTTCCAAAGATGAAGAAGGATGCCTTATTTCTTATGAAGAAGCAAACTCTGTATTCCTTAATGATCCGCAACGAAATAACGACAGATGGGTTACCGTCGACCTTGCTGATACCGGCACAAACAACTTTATCCAGATATGCTGGGACGGTCTTGATATTATTGATATCGACATTCTTACACAATCCACGGCTGGCATAAACGCCGAAAGGGTGAAGATGTTTGCGGCAAGAAATAATGTTGCTAACAGCCATATCATATACGATGCCATCAGAACTGGTTTGTACCTTAATGCTTTCATACCGGAAGCCATACCATACGAAAGTAATCGTTCACCATTGGGTGTCAATGCGTTACAGTATATGAGGTTGAAAGACTGCTGTTATGGGAAACTTATATACCTCATTAAAAACGGATTTATTTCCTGTGTTGACAATGTAGCAAAGCGGACGTTTGAACATCAGAAGATGAAAAACAGGATTACAATCCAGGAAGAGTTCGTGCGTGAAGCGAGGGTTATCCGTTTTGTTGATGCACAGAACGGGAAGAAGAGGCTGATGACCAAGAAGGAAATGAATAAACAACTGGGCAGCGGTCAGTCTATGGATATTATGGATGCTTGTTCGATACGTATGTATCCGCTTCTGAAATACAACGACGGATACGAACTTGAGAGCAGCAAATACGAATATCAGGTATATCAGGAACAACAGGACAGTGGACAAAGAGTAGATATTTACAACGATATGAATTTTGGGATAAGTTATGGATAATGAACAAATTAAAAGTACGGTAGAGCATTTCAAGGAAGAAGGTGGGATACGTGTCAGGGACATTGCTTTCACTCTCCTTTCCCGTATGTTTGCAGACGACAAAACCGCATACCAATGCCTTTTTGGGCAAGAAGGTTATGACGAGTATATGGCAGATGAGATGCGTTTCAAACTCGAAGACTATCTCACCGAACAGGGTTATATCAGAAACCTTGTCGTCGATGACGAGAACGGCGGTGGGTTGACTTTCGAGGAAAACAAGGCTGCTATGGAACAAATGCTTGTCGACATCCAGCGCGACATGAAGGCTGGGATTATCGAACCCAAAGACGCATACGCAAGAATGAGTGATATCCGAACAAAACTCAACGACAAGTTTAAAGTCGAAAGCAAGAAGCAAGACAGGTTGATTGTCGTCGAGAAAAAGTTCGACTTTGTCTGCCCGTTTACCCGTCACGAGTGTTATCAACTTGATAAAGAAGATGCTATGAAAAAATGGAATTTAATCGAAAACACAAATAACTATGGAGACAATCAATAATTTACAAGACTATGACACCCTGTTGAAAGGTGTTCCGCAGGATGTCGCTTCGCTTCTCAAGGACAAACAGAAACTGCTCAGAAAGAAGCCATTTACCAGAGGTGGTGTAATCCAACCAACAGGGAAAACGCCAAAAGTTGTTCCCGGTGGAACTGTCGCCGCGCAATTGCCAAAAATACGCCGTCAGGTCATCACCCAAGATCAGTACTGCGCTGAACTCGACCCGGATATGCACAGCGTGCTGTTCGACGAGAACATCCCTGCTATCTGCGTGAAAACCAAGGAGAACGGTTATGTTGACGTGAAGATGCTCAAGACCGCCATTCCATTCCAGCAGATTATCACCGAAAAGCAGACGCTGCACATGAGTTGCCTTCCGATGAAGTTCACGCTTTCCGACAAAAAGCCGTCTGAGTCGCTGCAGGCTGATTTTGTGACATTCAAACACTACTGGGATTTACGAAACCAGGATGGTATGAAGGTCAAGATGGTACAGACGGCTAAATCGTATGGCGATGCCGGTCTTCTGTACTATATGGACAGAAACGGCGAAATTAAATCGCGTCTTATTTCGTACGAGGACGGTTATGTCATCTGCTCTCACAACGATTCGAACGGAGATCGCATCCTTGAGGTTGTTTACTATCTCGACGAAAACGGAGAAGAGTGCATTGACTGCTGGGATGATAAGAACTTCTACCGTATCAGCACAACCCCCGACGGGAATGTGTCGATGACCGTCGAAGAGCACGGTTTCAACGAAATCCCGCTGATTACCAAGCGCGTTCCTGTCGCCTGGGATAATGGTCAAACCATCATCGAAGGATACGAGAGAACCTATAACATCTTCCAGGTGCTGCAGAACAAGTGGGGATGGGGTATGTTGTATGTCAAGGGACGCATCGACCCGAATGCACAGAAAATCGCCGGCAACGTGGTCTTGAACGATGTCAGTGTTGACCCGTCAAAATCCGACGCGAAGTTCCTTGATCCGCCCAAGCCACAAAACGGCATTGACACTCTGGAACAGATTTTCTCGCAAATCCAGATTGCAACCGGAACGACATTTATCCTGCCGAAAGATATCCATACCGGAGCAGATACCAGCGGCATTGCTGTACAGATGACGCAGTCGCTTGATATTCAGACCGCTCAAAACGGCATTGTCGAATGGCAGAATGTTGCCG